TTATCTATTCGCCATGCAGTCCCCGCAGCAATAGGTGTGGCAGATGGGGCAAAGACCGTCTGTGTGGATGTGCTTATGAGTGGTAACAGTTTCGGCGGTTTTGATTTCTGCCAGCTTGTAGCAGCGAGTGAGGTACTCTTTGTATTCTTCGATCGTCTCGGCCAGCTTGTCGGAGCGCCAAACTTTATTTGCAGCATCCCATTTCGCGTAAAGATCGGATTTAATGACATCGCGCATTTCGTAAGTTTTCCCCGAGATCGTTCCGGCTTCGGTATCGATGATGATGGTATTTCTGCCTCTGCTCATTTCGTATTTCATTGTGTTACCTCCGTTTTTTTCGTTTTCCCCTTACCTCTTGTCTATATTATAATATAATTGTACAATTATTTCAAGTGGTAAAATAACCATAGTTGTACAATTATATTTGTGCAAGTTTTATAGTTGTACAATTATTTTATTGTGCTATAATAAGATTGGGGTGATAATATGGGAAAAGCTCAAACAAGGGCCAGCAATAAATATGCAGGCAAAACATATGATCAAATCCGATTGCTCGTTAAAAAGGAAAACGGCGGAAAGGAGCGTATCAAGGCGCGAGCCGATGAGTTGGGGATGTCTATCAATTCGTACATCAATTCACTAATTGACCGTGACATTCCAATCGAATAGTTATAATTGTACAATTATAACTAAAACATTCTTTCGATTTGTGCATTTTACCGCTTGATATACTTGTACAATTATATTATAATATAGATACAAGGTAAGGGAAAACAAAGTCAAGCGAGCGAAGGGAGATCACGACATGACTAACATCGACATCCGCAAATATCTTAAAGACGAGACTATGCAAGCCCGGATCGAATACAAGGTGGCCGAACTGGGACTGTCTGAGCGCGTGGATTCTGTGGCCGATGAAATCGCATCAGATTACGACGCGGGAAAAATGCAGGACACCGACCCGTTTGGATTCCCGCGAAATGAGCGCGAGCCGCACGTTGTAGCTCTCGATGAACTTATCTTTAATATCCAGTATATGGCACGACAAGAATACTTTAAGCAAATGAATAAAGATGACGCTCTCGCAATCGCCCGTGGTCTGTACGCCCTCCAATACGTCAAAGGTGCGAGCTGGACTGTGCGGGCAAGCATCGTTGGCGGCGAGCAAATGGACCTCAGCTCGTTTTTGATTGCCTACAACAATGAGCATTCGGACGACCCTATCAGGTATAGTCTCCCAGGCGTTGAAATTTAAAAAAAGGAGGGCAAATCATGAAGATCCAAGTCGGAGTCGGGTACGTTGCGGTCGATCGCGGCCACAATCCCCCGACCTATCATTTTAAGGCGGATGCAATCATCAATATTGTCGGGTCATACGGAGTAACCGGATCTGGTAACTGCCAGCGCCGTACCATCGATGTGGCAGTCCCAGACTGGGTGTCCACGAGCGAAAAATATCCACCGGAAATGGGCATACCCGGCCGCAACTCCAAGACCGGGACATCTGATATGTGCTTTGTGGTCTGCGCGCATCCACAAGAGGCCGAATCCAAATATTTCGGCGCAGTCGATCAGGACGCGCTGATTGATAAAGCGATTGCTGGCGGTATGCTCCTCATCTACCCGGACATAAACGGAGATATGCGCTCCATCCCTGTAGCGATCTGTCGGGATTAATTTATTAGGTCTTGCATTTTTACAAAAATCATGTATACTGTAATTGTCAAATCCAATTTTAAAATTGGATTTGTGGATTGAAATTGAGAAAGTATCCTATATCCTAAGGAAAAGGGCGGGCGCTAAAACGCCCGCCCTCTGTCTTTTTTATTGCAGTGAGGGAGGTCAGAGCATGTACCAACCCGCACACAAACGGCTTGCAAAACTGACCGCCATTGAGCTTGACCGCGAAAAGGCTGATGAGCTGCGGGATTACTTTTGGAGCCATAAGCCTCCGGAGATACTGCCTCCGCTATTTGACGAGTACGTGATCCGTATCACCTACTCGGCAGAGTGGATTCAAAAAAATTTTGGAGGTCAGCTCCCGCTCGGATCAACGAGCCAGGAAATATATGTCTGCCATGACACACCAACCAAAACCTATCTGCTCTCTTACATGGAGGGTAAAAAACAGGTACAGGTAACGTTTGATTATAATGACACAGTGGAGGATGATAAAGGCCGCCTATCCTTGCGGTACAATGTCGAGACATTGATGCCTATCACTGCATGGGCCAGCGATGACGAACTCCACCAGGAGGCTAACGATATTATTAACCTCTATCGCTATGTGACCTTTTATTTGCTCTATTACCGCCCGGATGTTGAGTATGCGGATCGTCCCGTGAGCCGCTCATCCAGGCCCCGTACCAACCGGGGAACCAGCAAGCAGACAAACACGTTTGTACTGCGGTCAAAGATCCGGAGATACTCCATCGACCGGCACGAGATCCCAACCGAGCGAAACTACCGCAAATTTGCATGGTCAGTGCGCGGCCATTACCGCCGTGGTAAAAACGGCAAGCTGATTTATGTTACCCCGCACCAGGCAAGGCGGCGGAGCTCCGGGGAGCGGGCCGCGCCCCGCAAGTACGTTATAAAGACATAAGACAAGACGGACCAGCCGAAATAACCGGTTGGTCCGTCTTTGTTATTTGATAAATGTATTTGCCGCCAGCAGGCCGACGATCGCCCATTGCAGGATGATCCCCACAACCTGGTCCCAGCGTTTTGCAGGCTTGTCCTTTAGCTCCTTAACGTCGCTCTTGACCTCTGCCAGCGTCGCCATAATCGTCTGGTAGTCCTTTCGGCTGCCCGCCGCATCGATTTTTAGCTCCTCAAAACGATTATAAAACTCTCTATGTGTGTTTTGATTGCGCAAGCTGTCCTTTTCCAACGCATCCACCCGTTTCTCGAGCTGGCAGTTTTCGCACGACATCGGCTCACCCCTTATACTTTTTCATAAGCATCTGTAAATCAGATATCAGGCCGTTATAATCGGCCTGGATCGCGTCCCGCTCGGCCACTACGGATTCGTATAGCGCCGCATAGTCCGGCCCGTCCTGCGGCATCTCCGGGGCCTCAACATCATCGGGATTGTACCAGCCTCCAGACCATCCCTTGATGGTCTGGCCCTCTCCCACAAACCACACGTCGTCCGGGTCCATCGTGCTGTCCGCCAATCCTCCCGCGCGTTTGTATTCCGCCAGCGTGTTGATGATCCGGTTGTTGGCCGTTACCGATACCCCATAGGCCAGCGTCGGGAATTTGGTATCTGTGTCAAACTCAATGTGCAGGTGTGGGCCGGTCGTATTCGCGCCGGTGTTGCCATACTGCGCGATAACCTGTCCGCGTTTGACTTTATCCCCGGCCTTGACCTGCACTTTTGCGTGATGATAGGTCCGGGCCACCAGATCGCACACCTTGCCATTATTGCAGAGCACATCCCGGTATATGATAACCGTCACAAGCCCCAGCCGCGAGAGTTTGCCGGTGGTGGTCGGTCCGTCCTGACCGGCTGCAATCACTTCGCCATCACCCAGCGCAAGCACATCATGGGTGTTCGGGTCATAGCAGTCCACGCCGTAATGGTGGAATTTGTGGTAGGCGTAATAATCCGGGTGCTTGTACCCCGCTGTGACAAGCAGCGTTTTAAACGGGAGCGTAAGACGCTGACTCATTTGACCACCCTGTCCTTGTACGGCTGCACATACCCCATTGCGCGGTTACTGTCGCTCACGCCTGCGGTTGTCGGGTCGGTCAGGGCGTTAAACACACTCACGAGCACCGCCACCACCACAACGGGATTCTGCACGGCTGCGACAAAGATATCTCCCAGCGCTGCCCAGGAGGTCATGTCCTCCCACGCAAGCCCAAAGTATGCGAGGATCGGCAGGACAACGGCACATGCCATCTGCGCCCACCAGAGCGGGTTTTTAATGCGTACTTCCCAATTGATTTTCATTATGTAATCCTCCCTTAATTTTCGGTGTATTCCGTCCATCCCGACACGCTCGGTTCCCAGACATTCGCGTCAAGGTCGCTAATCCAGCGCTTGCCGTTGTGGGATACCTTTGCGCCCTTTGCATAAGCGTCTGTACTGCCCTGCGGCTGCCTCCATTCCGGCCACTCGATTGCAGGATCGTCAATACGCACCCACAAAGACGGGGCCGCGTCAGGTGTCCAGCTCGCTTGTGAGGTATGTGCAGTCAGACACTTATAGAGCAGATCCCCGTACCGCACTCGGTCGCCCACGGCATAGGCGACGCTTTCGGCGCTCCAGCGGTCAAACAGCTCCGGCGCAAGGATTGCCTTTTCGTCGGTGGTGCCAGATGCTGCCGCTCGATAATTTGCCATCTTTACCCGCGCTCTGTCCTCATACATGCCCATATCATTCGCCTCCCTCATAGATGTTGATAGCCGCCAGCATGTCCGCCGTTTCGGGGTCAACCGCTCCCGCCCGGATCGCGTTGGCCTGTTCCTGCGTGATTGCGCCCAGGGCGACATAATTGCGGGTCAGATAGACGCTGCCTGTCTCTGCTCCGGTGCCGTCCAGTTGATCATCCCGCACACCGCCATCTGCGTAGCGCTGTGCGATATCGTCATATTTGCTCATGTGCTCTGCACCTCCAATAGCTGTAAATCCATATCGGTTGCCCGCTGTTCGGCCTCCATGCGGGCTAAATCTGCGTCGGTGTATCGCTGTTCCGCGTCCACGGCCCGCGCCTGATAATACGCCGGATTGTCCCCGGTGCTGCGGCTGCGCAAACGGATTTTGGCCCACGTCCTGCTGTCCATGTCCGCGATGTCATAGCAGATGCGCGGGGTATACCGGCTAATGGTGGTTTCCTGCTCGTCGCGGATCTCTTGCGCCGGGTCGAGCAGGGCACGGATTGCGTCGTGATCTGTGGCCGGGAATGCAAGGATGAGTATCTCCTCGCTCGCGTCATTGATTCGCGCCATTGTGACAGACGCGATTGCGTCCGGGTATTGCGTGTTGTCTATGTAGATCATATTGCCTCCTTAAAGTGGGCTGTAAGAGCCATCGGGATTGGGAACGGGGGCGAGAAGTAGGTCGGAAGGAAGGATAAACGCAGGGCGGACGCCGCCAGAGTTGGAACACTTGGAGTTTTGCCAGTCGCCATAGCCGACGTACGAGGCGTACGTGGAGTCGATGATGGCCGGGGAGCGGAGCCACCAGTGCATTGTGGAACCGTTCAGTGTTGCAATACGCTTGCTGTCGGAACTGTTGTCTGCACAACCTGCGAAGTAGGACAGCTCTGCGCCTTCACGGGTAGGCATATAGCTGTGGTTAAAGCTGACTTCCGTAGAACTCAGCAAAAAAATTTTAGCGGATAATCCATCAGCCCCACTGTTTACTGTTTTGCTGGTTCCGCTTCCCGACCGGTACGGAATCTTAACTTGCTTAATGGCAGCTGCAATGTTACTGTCAAATAGGCCAAGATAGGCACTATTCAGATAGCTGTGGATGGTGCTGTTGGCGTAGTCGTTAACATTGGAACTGTGCCACTGCCGCATTTCGTAAATATCTTTTATCAGCAACCATGCCCCGTTACAGCTTGCATCATATAGTGCTGTATCTGGATTTCCCTGATGCACAACCAAATGATTGTAAGCCACACCGCCAAGATTTAATTTGACTTCGCCTCCAACGGCCAAAGTGCTAATCGCGATCCCCGCCAACGGCGTTGCCACCCCATAGGCTATAGGGCTTGTCTGCCAACCATAGGTACACCGGATAAATACCCGCACATGATGGATCACACCATTTGTAAGCCCCGACAGGACACATGATAGCGTCCCCGTCCCCGGCATTACCATGACCGACACGCCATCGTTCGGCCCGGTGGGCATGTGGGTGTTGGCAGTCACAACGTAGTATTTGACCAGTGAGGCGTATGCCGCGTCCACCGCGCTAAAGGTTGCGTCTATTTTGCCGTCCCCGCCTTTGAGGGTGAGGTTCTCCACCTGCGGCGCAAGGTCGCGGGTGTTAATCCCGCCAAAGGATAGGGACTTGCCTTTTATGTCTGACATGAGATCACCTCCTATGTGAGCGGGCTATAAGAGCCGTCTGGGTTGGGTTCGGGAGCAAGGAGAAAATCAGCGGACAGAGTAAACGCAGGGCGGGACCCCATGATGTTATAGCAGCTTGCGACCGTGTATGCGCCATTAGATCCGATCATAAAACAGTTGGCGTTGCTCGTTCGGATCCAATACGCCCTTCTGCCATTATTTAAATATGCCACTCTTCTGGCATTACTACCGAAATATGAGATTGCAACGCCTTCAATGGATGCACTACTGTTCGAGCATCCAAACTCGGTAAGAGAAAGCAGAAATACTTGCTTAGAGATAGTGCTTGTTTTGCTCGGAATAGATATGGGTGTAATTTGATGTCTTATTTCTGTGTCAATGTAATCTAAATATATTCCGTTTAACCATATATCGATATCGCTCCCATTATACGAATAAGAATTGCTATCAAAGGGCCTTTCGTCATATAAATCTTTCCGTAGCACCAGCGACCGCCCGGAATTCTCATAATCATGTTTAAGCAGGATAAACTTCACCGGTATGCCCTGCTCTGGCAACATAAGAATTTGTTCTGTCGCCGCGTCGCTCGCCGCAATCGTCGACAGCGCAATCCCTGCCACTGGCGTTGCCGTCCCCACCGCGTCCACGCTTGTCTGCCAGCCATTCTCGCTTCTCACATAGAGCCGCACAAAATACTGCACCCCATTGGTAAGCCCCGTGATGCTCGCGGAGATAACCGCATCCCCGATTGCCCCGACCTGCACGTCCACGACCTGTACGCCGTCCATTGGGGAGGTTGGCGCACTGCCGGGTTTTGCAATGAGCCGGTAATACTGCCCGAGATACAGCCACTGCGAGGTGATCCCGGTAAAGGTGCAGTCGATCTTTCCGTTACCGCCCTTGAGCGTCAGGTTTAACCCCTGTGGAGGGATCGTCTTTGTACTGATTCCACCCCCGCCTAGCTCCTCGCCGTAGATCACGCTACCACCTCCACCGGCGTTAAGGTCAGCTGCGCCGTGATGTTACTCTCCGGGATCGCTCCAAATGCTTTTGCCGTAGCTGTGCCATTGTTATTGTCAATCCGTAAGGTTACGCCCGCGTCCATAAGGGCAAGCTGTGTGTCGTCGTCCACGCTGATCCCAATGCGCACATCGTCCACGATGGATGGATGCGTTACCGCCTGCGTCCACATCTCGCGGGTGCTGTCCTTGACCCAGGATGCCACGGGGAGGGTTACGGTGATGAGGTCGGATGGATCGGCCTTGCCCGCAATTGCTGCCTCTGCCGCATCCAGGTTCGCTTGCAGATTTGATAAGTCGGCTGTGTGACTGGTGATCTGTTGATCTATCTCCGCAAAAGCCGCGTTTGCTTCCCGAATCGGCCTATTAAAATTATCCGTACTTGCTGCATTTTCATCTAAAAACTGTGTAATCCTATCAGGCAATCCATTCACCCTTTCCAAGTTCTGCAAAGGTCAAATTCTTTGCGGTCAGTCCCCCAAACGTCAGGTCTTGTGCAGTCAGTTCCCCAAATGTGAGCCATCTATACGATATCTCCACAATCAGATTTGCCGGGATCATCTCATACACGGTCGCATAGAGCGGGGCTAAATCCGGCTGTCGGCTCTCGCCGCGATACCACACTTTTATGGTGTAGTTCGGCGCAAGCTCCACGTCCACTTCCAGCCCCATATAAGCCTCCACAACTGCCTTAAATGACTGCAAATTGATCGGGGGCTTTGCCATGATCTTTGCTCTTAATGCCTCCCTGCGGGCTTGCAAAGTGCTATTCAGTGGGGATGTTACCCCGAGAATATTTTCCCACCGCACAACGCCCTGCTCGTCTGCCAAAGATACGCTTTTATTCTGAATTCCTTGCTTAATGGCCGCAAGCAGCTTGTCCATTTGGATGTTTACGCTATTTCCAATCGCCTGCACTTCGAGCAGCTCTCTCCAATTGTCCGGCAAAAGACCAAGGTAATCCGAGGGGTCGTCATAAAACATTACGCCACCTCCGTAACCGTGATTGTGCCGACGATTGGCACCTGATAGGCCGCATAAGTCTTTGTTAACGCGATATTTTCAGCCGATCCGTTCAGCGTTACCGCTCCAACGTCAAGTATACTCTCGTGGCAGTTCAGGATTGCGGCCACCAACTTTGCCAAAAAGACAGTTTCGTCTTTAAATCCGATATCCTCTATGTATTTTTCAATCGTGTCCTCAACCGTAGGTTTCACGATGTCGAAGCTTGCGCCTGTTTTCAGCTTGACGGGCGCGGCCACATTCACCGCAAGGTCTGTTGAGGTCTTGACCGTGACCGTGTGATAGATCGGCGCAATCCCGTCGCCGTTGGTTCCCATTAGGGCCTGCACATTTTCAATAAGCGTTTGCGATGCTTTGTTGCCCTGCTCGTCTCCGATGACCAGCCCAACATTTCCTGCGCCCATGTCTGGCGCTCCGAACACTTTGACGGCCCCAACGCCGTTTACCTCCAATGTTTTCTGTTCATAGTCCGCGATATTGCCGCCATAAGGCGATTGGCGCACCGCCAAATAAAAACGCTCACGCAGAGATTCATCGGTTTCGGTGTCCCTTGCGGCGATTTCCGGCGTACTGACTAATTCCGCTCTGCCAAATTTTACGCCGCCCTGATCCGGTATATTATCCACCGGCAGAATGGTTCCGCTGTAAAGGTTGCCCTGTGTCCCCGCCTGTTCGCATGTCGCCTTGTACTGGCCGGTTGCCTTTTTTTCGGTCAGTGCAAAGGTCAGGTTGTTGATTGCAAACCTGCTGCCAAGCGGGATGTCCATTGGCTGATTTTCGCTGTTGAAGGCGTTGATCTGCCGGATGGCCTGTGTCGCCTGTTCCCGGCTCATCCCGAAATCGTATACCACCCTGTCAAGCCATTCGTCTGTCGCAGTATCTGCAAATACCAGATTCAACAGGTATCCGATCATATAATTCTGCCGCGCTATGGTCATGGCGGCGGGCGCTAGCGTTGAATAAATCACGCTGCCTTCGCGTTTGTCCAATGTATCCGGCACTGCATCCAACATTTCTTGCAAGATTGGCATGTATTCGTAATTTTCAGCCAAGTGAAACGCCCCTTTCGAGTGGAATTTCTCCGAAGTCGGTAACAATCGTCAGCTTGATATAGGCGCTCTCCCGGCCAAATTCTAACGAAAAGTCCTTGACTTCGGTGATCCGGTCATCCTCCGTGAGCGCTTCGGTGATGCGCCGTTCAACGTCGGCCTCAATGTATGCTGGTCGGCGCTCCCCGATCAGTTCTTCCAGTTCTACGCCGTAATCCGCTGAAAAGATGTCCCATGCGTACCGTTCGGTTGTAAGGATCAATTCCGCCGACTGCCGCACCGCGTCCAGCCCGTCTATAATCCCTTCGATCCTGCCGTCGTGGATACGGAAGGTCTTTGACGGGTGATATCCTGTTTGATCTGCATAGGTTTTTAATACGCTCATCCTGTCACCTCGTCGATGATGGAAAATTTGTTCGCGCCCTTCTTTTGAACGACCGCCACCCGCGCACCAGGCACAAGCCCTGTTTGAATCGTGACCGGCGCATCTGTCAGTTTGATGCTTTCAACCTCCACGTCTTTGCCGTCGCATTTGGCCTTGATTTCAAATCCGGAGGTCAGATCGCAGGACAGCTTGCCGGTGATTGTCTGGAGGTGTAAGGGGATGTCTACCATATCGAGCGGTACTTCTACCGGTTTTCCATCTATTTTCAGACCAACGCCGGTGTAGGTCGCATAGGAAAGATCCGAAAGGTTCTCATTATCTATATAATCCCTGACTATTTTTTTAATTGCTGAAACAAGGTCGGCCATTAATACCACCTGCCAAACATGAGATTTACTTTCATTGTGTGGATGGGCTTTCCCGTTCGGTCGCGTGTAAAGTTGTGCGTCGCCTGATCCACCACCGCCCAGGTATCCAAACCCGCCTGCTTTAAGATGACTCTCACACCGCTGCCGCCAATGACCCGCGCATCCCCTATTGCCTCTATGGACAGCGTTTCGGTTTCCCGGTTTTTGATAACGAGCAGGCGGTTTGCCCGATCCTGCAATTGTGCGTCGTTCAGCTCTGCGGTCACTTTGTCATAGATCATGAGCTTGCCCCATTTGGAGATATTGCCGCTATCCTCCGCAATATAGGTATCCCGCGCCCCTGTTTTCTTGTTGTCCTTCGCCACTTTGACAAAGTTGTAAGTGTCGTCGTTGATGGACGCGGCATATTCAAATTCGGTTGCCAGCGATTTATCACCCACGATCAGTGGCAGGCGAAGATCCACCGTATCCCGCAGATCGAGCGCCCCGAAATTGTCCCGCAGGGTGTAGTGATACCCATTCCCGAGTAGGTTATCCGATATGGATTGATAGAGCATGTCCAAATAGGTTTTGTTGTCGAACAGATATTTGTGGAGTGGGTATTCGGTACCGTCCACTTTGCCCAGACGGATTCTATCCCCAAAGGTCGCGCCGACACGGTTTAAAAAGCTATCAAGGGTTTCAACCTGTCGGATCAGAGTGTCCTGTGCTTTCAAGTAGCGCAGCTGGTCATGACAAGTGTAGGCGAGTTTATCCCGGCTCATGGACGCTTTGAACAGCCACCCATAAAAGATATTCGCATTGCCAAAGGTGAACACCACCTCTGTTCCACGGTCGTATAGCTTTGCTTTCTTCGCCGGACAGGTGAATGTCAGCGTCCCCGGCCCATTGTTCCAGTAGGATACGTATTTCACATTCTCCGCAATCTGCGAAAGGTCTGCACCGTTTACAAGCAGTATGGCAATCACCTCTTTTGTTGATAATTTCTCTTGATGCAATCCCCCCGGTATGGTATAATCAGACACACCGGACGGGAGGGAAAGAATATGCTGGATAAAAGCGATTTGCAGGCCATTGCGGATTTGATGGATGCTAAATTGAAACCAATAAGCGAACGGCTCAATTCCATTGACGAGCGGCTTTCAAACTTGGAAGAGGATTCCAAAGTCACACGCGCATCTGTTAATACCCTGCTGGACTGGGCCGAGGACGCACAAATCGAAGTCAAGATCCCCCTATACAAAAAAGCGCAATAAAAGAAATGTTATACAATATCTTCTGGGCCGCCTTTTTGGCGGCTCTTTTTATTGTAAATCTTTACCTGCCGTGTTAGAATGTAGGCAGGAGGTGTTTTTATGAAAAGAATTGTCAAATTAGTCGTTATTTATCTATTAATCTCAAGTCTTTGTTTGCCAATTTACGCCCAAAACGCAAAAGATATATCAAGGTTTTCTGAAAACGGAGAAATATTAGCCGATCAATCAAAATTGAATGATCTTAATACTGGATATGACATTTCTCTCCATTACACAAATTTTGAAAAAATAGCAGCCACTACCCTTCAAGAAATGTCGAGATATGCAACAAACTATCCTAGTTCTAAAAGAGCAATCTTTGAGACAAGGTTGGAAATTGACTCCCCTAGAGAGATTAAAACGATGGGTAGTATAACTGTAGATCTTAAAGCAGCTAGTGCGGCATCTACCGATATCCTACTTCCGATTTATATTGACGAGTACGTCAAAGATCTTTATGAGTTTTTCGAAAAGTTTTATTGCAATAAACTTCTAATCATCAAATTTGCACAGCCGGACAGTTTTGGCATCCCTGTTGATGTTTGTATTCGTGCTCCCCAATTAAATGATTTCGACATGGAAGATTTAAGTATTTACAGTTACGATTCCGAACAAAATATTATCAATTCAATTAATATTACTAACGCCACTTTCGACGATCTATATTTGCGATTTCAAACGTCAAAGGCTGGAATCATTGTTATATCGGAAGGAAAACTCAAATTGAAATGATACTTGTCCAGAAAAGTATTCGTTTTATTGCTTTCCTGCCACCTGATTCTTTTTTCGGTTCTTCTCGTCCCACGATTCCAGCCAATTGTTATAGGCTCCTTTTATAGCGTCAAACGAATTGCTTACCCATTTGTTAAAATCCCCATACTTATAAATTCTGACAGGAGTATTGATAGGAACTTGGTTTGGGTTAGAAGTGGTTTTCACCTCCCCGGAATCACCATCCCACTGATAAAAGTTCACAAGCGAATCCTCCAGGAGCGTGTTTTCCGTCTTGTCTCCGTATTCCATCCGCTTAAAGTCTGCCATCGTCTTATCGTATCCCGACCCATGCCCCATACCGAACCCGGCAACATCACTGGTGTTATTAAACACAACCGTTCTCGGCATTTCCGGTATCTTCCCCGGCCTTGTAATGGTCGGCACACCGGTTGCCCGAACGGTTGTTTTTTTGTACTCGGTCAGCTTTATGGTAAAGTCATAGACCCCCGCGTATTTCTCGCTCATGGTCACGTCTGTCAGATAGGCTAAGACCGAAGTTTTGTCATAGCCGTTCGCAATAACGAGCCGTTCCGGATCGTCTGAATTGAGCATGCCCATAAGTTCATCCAGCAGCTCATGCGCTTCCTGCCAACCTGTCAGGCGGTAATCGTTGCGCTCCGTCCACTGCCCCTTGATCGTCCATTCGCGGAGCTTTTTGTCGTCTGGAATTGGAAATTCTCCCGACCCAATCCCATTATGAACCGTAACGGGGCGGGCGAGCGTCACGCCGACAGTCTCTGATCCATATATAGTTAAGCCTCCAAGATAAACATGGTAACTCATGTCGGTGTGTACGCCCCCTTCGGCATTGCAGCATTCTGCTCGGCAATCATGTCGCCGAACCGTTGATATCCTTCGTCCCAATCCGCATTCTGATTTATCGTTTGGTTTTCAACAATCATCTGCGGCTGGATCATGCTGGTGGAATACATTGCGAGGAAACGCGCACCTGCGAAATCCATCATGTATTTTAGGCTTTCCTGTTCGATTTCTACCTCGCCAGTCACTTTAATGGGGTCGCTGTTTGTTATATGCGCATCTATGTCAGCAGTTCCAGCCAGCCCAGAACTTAATCCGCTTTTTATGTCCGCAAGGCTCTGTTTGGTTTCCATATCGATGTCTTTCGTCAATTCAGAAACCACGTAAGCGCTCCCCGCAAACGCCGCCAGCGCTGCCGCTGCGCTTATCCACCGGCCTGTAAGGATGCCTGTGGAAATAGCCAGAAGTTCAGTCGTGGCTTTCACGATCTTCATGACTCCGTTATAAATAATAAGCGCAGTCATAACCCCGGCAATGGCAGGAACCAACCAATCCGCATTTTGTGCCACCCATGCAAGGCCGTTCCCGATCATCTCCATGCCATTAACCATGACATTGATAAACGGCTGATATTTCCCCGCTTGCATTTCAGCATTCAGGCGTTGCATTACACCTGCGAGATTTTCCATGACCGGAGTCGCCGCTTCGCCAATTGCGGTTTTGAGATTTGAGGTAAAAATATTGGTTTGGGTGATAAGGCCGGTGAAATTCTTGTCCACCACTTCCTGTGTAGCGCCGAATTTATCCATGATGGAGCTAATATAGTCAAGTGCGCCCTGTGTATCCCCGGACTCCATCATACTGCGAATACTTTCGCCACTAATGCCGGTAATCCCATAAACCCCACGTGCGGAAACTGTGTCTCCTGCAAGCAATTCTTTCAAAGAAAAAACTGCCTGCTGCGCACCCTTGGAGGGGTCTTTCGCGTAAAGACGCTCAATCATCCTGATGAACTGCTCAATCTGATTGATATCCCGCGTCACGGTCAACGCCGCCGTCACGCCCTGTGCCACATCTTCACGGCCAAGAGCTGACACTTCGGCATACCGGCTCACATAGTCATAGAGGCCTGAACCAATCTTTTCGCTATGTGTAAGCGCCTGAAACGTGGTTTCCTGCACCTTCTGCATAGCGGACAGATTAACAGCCGCAAACATGCCCTCGAGTGCTTTTTTCCCCAGATATGCAGCAGATACAAGCCCTCCAATCTTTGTTGCAAGGCCACCGATCCCTCCTGACGCAATATCTGCCGATGTCTTTGTCTGCTCCAGACGTTTGTTATATGTGCCCAGGACTTTCTCCATGTCCTTGACTTTTTTCTCTGCCGTATCAGTAGAGTTGATGATCTTAGTCATGACCGTTGTATAGCGGTCGTTCAATGCGAAAACAGCCTGTAAAGTTTGAGCCAAATCATCACCTCTTTTGCTGTTCTTTTAAACGCTCAGCCGCTTCCAGGTCGCTTGCCACGAGAAACACCTGTTCTCGTCTAGGTAAGCTCATAAATTCATGCGGCAGGAGATTGTGGTTTTGCAGGGCGAGGTGAGCGTACACAAAATATCCGTCCTCGCCCTGCTCTATCAGTTTTTTACTTCTTCAACTTCGTCTCTAAACGAGACATCGACACCGGAATAGTCCGTGTACACACTGATTATCTGCGCAAGTTCCGCGCTAGTTGTCATAGCTATCAGCGCGTCAGCGGGATTCATAATTGGATGCCCGACATTTTCAGCAAGGGCATTTTGAAACTCAGCGTCACGCAGGTCAGGCACAACAAGCGCCTCTGCTGCATAAGCGATAAGTGCGTCGGTTGCATCCTTTTTATCGCCAAGACTACGAAGAACTTTCCGGTCTTCTTCGGCGCTCAGCACGCGCATTTCAAATTCATCGGCAAAAGACGAAAGTTTAAATCTGATGTTTGGTTTTCGCTCCGGATGGAGAAAGCTGTCAAGATTTTTCATGATTTACTCCTTAAAAGATTCAATCGTCTGGAAGTCGTCTGCGGTCAGATCACTATCGAAAGTAGAAGCTGTATCACTGCCGTCGTCCAGCGTGAGAAGGCCAATATTTTTCAGGATTACGCCGGTCGCCAAAATTTCCTGTCTCCCGATGCCCGCAACCTTTGAATAAGATTGAATTGTAATGTCTGGGTATTCCGCCTCGCCGTTTTTCCATGCCTCGACAGCTTTTACAAACGCGCTTGTGCAATTGTAATAGGTTACACTGCCGGTAATGTTGCCGCCGCGTGCGGCGTGCTGTGTCATCAGTTCTTCTAGAAATCGCTTTTCATCAGTAATTGTCTCGAACCCGATATTCATTTTGGAAATCAAAAAAGCGTCATATCGCCTGCCATCAACAGTTAGATATGCATTCCCATCATGACCGGTCGGGATGTCTCGGAGCCGCCTGGTTCTTGCTAAAGCCATCTAATCCCCTCCTTTACTGCGAAATCACAGTGACATAAATCTTATCCACCGTGTCAACCACGCGGATACCAACCGTCGCCTTGACCGAATCCCGATCTGAACCCATAATCACAGTGATGTCGTCGGCGGTAAAGCCTTCGACATATCCCGGATTCAAATAATTCTCAACGGTCATTTTGGCAATCATGCCTTTAATCTGGTTTCTGCCGTCCACACCGTTGCGGATCTTCCCGATCACCTTCTGGTCAAGCAACAGCTGTAAGTCGGTCTGGTAGCTGTCAAGCGTCCGCATGACCAGACCTTTGTGGAAATCCTTTGGTTTCTGGTCGGTGTATGTAATCAAGCTGTTGATGTCGTAGAGCACGATCACCTTGCCGTTTTTGAGCACGAACAGGAGTTCCCCCGCGCGGGTTTTGGTTTTCTGCTGCTCGATGGTCAACCGGGTGGAAACGTCCATCCAGCCCTCCACCCCGTCAAAATGTGTCGCGCTGCTATCGATCCCACACTTTGCAATGATCCCCGCCATTGTCGCGCAGGCTTCGGCGGCGGTCAGGTCGTAATTCAGCGTTTTCCCGCCGATGGTGCTTTTATAGATTGCCGGATCGTCTGCGGATACCACGCTCTGCACAAGCTGCACCATCGTACCGGATTCCCGTTGTTCTCCGATGAAACCGATGAGCTCATTGGCAATGGTTGAATCGGTGCCGGTGTAAGCCATGACGTTATAGTCGTATTTCTGGATTTCCGCAAGGAACACATCGTAATCGTCCGCGTCCGCCGTCGCATCAGCCCCACCAGTGAGCGAGACAGTCGCCGCTGCCAGCGTTCCGGTTCCCTCAATCTGAATGAAACCGTTCGCCTTGAAGTCAGCGGGCGCTGCAATAATCTGCTCGTCCATCTCGACGGTGCCGAGGAAGGTCTTGACGCTCCAGTTATCCCCTGAAGCTGCAACCACCACTTTAATGTTATTGCCCACTATACCGCCGTAAACTGCCTTTGCAGTAATGCCGGACGCGAGCGGTCCCGTCGCCTGTGTTCCTGCCGTCAGCCGATACAGAATCAGCTTGTTGGCATAGTTCATGACTTCGCCCACCAGCTTGATTGCCGGATCGGAAAGCCGGTAGCCAAGACTCGCAGTGGTGTCGTCGCCGCGCTCAATTTCGATAACCGTTGCGCCCCAACTCAGTTCCAGCGGCATTGCCACAACGCCCAGCGTCCCAAGCTGCGCCTCCCGTTCCCCGGCAATGGTTTCCACGCTCACGCCGGGAATTACTCTATCAATCATATTGTCACTTCCTTTTCTGCTTTCTGGATGATCGGGTCATCCGGTATGGTTTGCTCAAACGCCCTTACAATGCCCGTGACATGCCCCACGCGGTCGGTAACCGCGCTGTTCTTGCGGTAGACGGTATATTCCCATCCATCGCTTTGAAGCCTGTAAAGCCCCTGTAAGGCCGTGTAGAGTGCCGCGTTTATCTCAGCGTTGCTTGACCTGTTTTTCGGCCAATAAGCGAGATCAAAGCCGAATTCGTATTCGGTCAGGTCGTCCAGCTTTTGCGAATTGACCATCTCATAAAAGGACACAAACCAGCATGGGAGCCTGACATCCTGCCGAACCGGGCCAGTATGGATTGGAAGCTCCGGGAACAGCTCGGCCAGCGCGTCAGCCAGCGCAAGGGTCACATTGTCTGCAATGGTCAGTTTGCCTTCGGCTTCCCGTTTTTTTAGGATGGAATCAGTAAACACATTACTTTTCATGTCAGAATCCCGTTTCCCGCTTTATACGCGCAATCTCCGCATCAAATAGCTGCGGGAGCTTTCGGTCGGCCTCGTTCACGCCCTTATCGAGCATGAACCTGCCTTCCACCCATCCGGTAGTCTCGCCCTTCTGATTGACCGTCCGATGTCCGTTATTCACATAAACACCATACTCAACATTGTTTGAGTACCCAGAAACGTGAGCGTTCCCGATTCTTCGATATTTATTTCGCTTCCACCCTCGTTTAAGGGTTCCGCCAACATGCCCCGGATAAGACTTCCCAACCGGTGTATTCTTGATGGTTACACCCATTCCGTGATTAGCCTGTGCAACCACGACGCGCTTTGCGCTCTCGTCGAAGTCGCCCAGAAGCATTTCAAGTTTCTTGCGGAAATCTGCCAGCGCTTTTGCATTCTCGCTCATGATATCCTCACGCTTTCCAGTTTCACGGACAGGCTGAACGTCCCCCGAAGCGGAAGTCCTGCCGTGCCTGTGAATACCTGCCCTTTGTGGGTGACGGTGATTTCGTCGCCCTGTCGGATGTCCGCGCCGTCGTCCACGAATAGGGTAAATACCGTTGTGGTCTGCGACGCGGTGTCCTCGCCTTCCGATACCGGAAATGTGGTTTGGGACAAATGGCATGGCAGGGAATCGTATATCACGGTATCCGCATCAATTGATTCCCCATAAGGGTCAAGCCGCATCACCTTCGCGTGGTCATCCCGGAGGATTGCAAGGGCGGATTTTCCGCGCAATATCACATTTGCTGAAAAGCCCACGGCACATCCGCCTTTCTGAAATAAACGCTCCGGTATCGGTTCAGGTCGCTTGCATACTGCGAGATGATCCCGTCCGCACCCATCGCCGCCGTTTCTGTCGAGGTTGCAAAGGTGACGGTGGTGTCTCCTTCGGATATACTCTTGACCTCTCCCGTTCCGGCTGATCCAGCATCACAGTTGGAGATGTAAGCGGCGCAGAGTTTGCAGAACGCCCGAAACAGGCCATCCGGGATGCCGTCAGAGTGGATATAGTTCATGGCCTTCTCGGCCATGTCGTCAATCTGGGCCAGCGTCTTTGCGTCCGGTGCGCTGGACGGGATTACCCCGTCCAGCTGTAGACGCTTGACGACATCCGCCGCCGTAAACATTAGCCCATATAGCGGACAGCCAGTTCCGGGTACATGGTCTTGTAACCATACAGGATGTCCATAGAGAGCATTTCTTTCTTGTACTTCATGTCATATCCCTTCGTCACGCGCAGAGACATGCCGTTAAAGTTAACCACATAGCTTTCTACGCCGGAGGGCTTAACCAGCGGGCGGGTGACAAATGCAAATGCCTGCGGGTTAAAGGCAAGGTTTGCGGTATGATTCCCTGCTACAGCAACGACAGTTGCGGTCGTTACATTCTTTTTCAGTGCCGGATAAATATTGACCGTGATCTCGTTAGATGCGGCGGTTGCATCCTCGGTAACCACATAGTGATCATTCAGGATGGTAAGCACGTCGCCCTTGACAAGCGTACCGGTTACGGTAGCTGCGGACAGTGTAAGCGAGGTTGCTCCTGCATTGGTTGCCGATTTCGGCTTGACTTCTGCGGACAAGGTGCCTTTGGCGTGTTTCTTAACGCCCTGTGCCATGTAATTGTCAAGGCCAAAGATGCGACCGATGGAGCCCTCGCGCAGCGCAGCAGTGGTGCCGGATTTCTCCGCGTTGACAATCGCCGGGATTGTGGTAAATTTTGCATCGGCCTCAGTGTCCCATACGGCGCATCGGCCAGAGATAGGAACCTTGTTTTCGTTGAGAATGCGTCGGACTTCCGAAAGGTCAGTCAGGTCGTCCGGCGTGGTTCCTGCGGTGCCGCCGATATACGGAATGTCCTTATAAAGATAAAGGCCGTCGCTGTTGATCTTCTCAGCCAGAGCGTTTGCGGCAGGGATAACGAACAGCCGGTTCACATCGTCAAAACTGACCGCGCCTTCCAGTGCGCCGACCTCAATGTCGACTGTTGCGATCTCGTTCAGCTCGACTTCCACACTCTGTTCTTTGACATCCTGTGTCTCAATTCCAGTGGAGGCATTAAAACTTTTTGCCTCTAGTACGACCGGTTTTCTAACCTGCACTTTCGCACCTTTTCCCATCTGGAAATCATGCGAATAGTCCTTGTAAATTAGGTTCGGGAATACAAGATTTTCCTGGAGGCGCATCAGGGACTGACGCGCGAGCTCAATGATGCTGATGAACTGATTTGCCATGATATCTCTCCTTTAGTTTTTCTGGCTATGTACGGCGAACCACTCCGCATCTGACATCTTATCAAGGTCTGCCTGAGGAGGATTCCCGCCATTTGGTGTATATTCGTGTTTCATTTCCCCGGTTTTAAACAGGAACGGCTTGGATTCCCGGAGCGCCGTCAATTGATCTGACAGGCCGGTAATCGTCCCGTCGTCCGCTACGGTGATCTTATTAAGGTCGAGCGCCGCTACCGTCAGAGCATCGTCGTGCACGTTCTCGTGAGCTACAGCAAGGCGAATCGCCGCGTCACGGCTCTGCTGCTTGAGCTTTTCTGTAAGGGCCGCTGTATCGGCGGCGTGCTTGTCCTTCCACTCCTGCGCCGCCTTTTTTATTCCATCGACATCCAGCTTTTTAAACCCTTCAATGGTTTCGTTGGCGGTTTTGAGCTGATCGTGCAGACCCGCCAGCTCGGTTTTCATCGAGTCGTTTGTGTTTTTGAACTTTTCGATATCCTTGCTGTTAATGGTCAGTACCTTAGTCACCTGTTCTTCGGTCAGGCCGAGCGCAAGCAATTCCTCTGTTTTCATAATTCCTCCATTCCGGCTATGCTTTTTCAAGTGGTCGCATCACTGGGCCGCCCGTAGTTTTCATGTCGTCGGGCCGGACAATTTTTGTAAAATAAAAAGCGTGCCAATAGACTTACATCTACTGGCACGCTGGGTGCGCTACGTTATGCAGTTTTCTTTGGATCAGCCTTGAATATGTTTCGCGTCTTGCACTTTGGGCAAATCTTTACGATTTCGCCGTCTCTCAACTCTGCTTCAAAGAGCAGCCTTCCGCACTGGCGGCATTTATATGGCTTTAGCATTATTCCACCTCGCGTTTTGGCGGTGGTTCCGGCAGTTTGCGTTCCGGTCGATGTTTTCCGCCATCTTCATCCAGTTCAAAGACGGTATCTTCCGGATAGTCCTCGAAGCTATCCACTTCACTGATCTTTACAATCCGATTTTCTCCCATATCATTTTACCTCAAAAGCATAGTCAAGCCCAAATTGTTCCGCAAGCTGTAATAAAATTTGGTGCTGATAGATTTGGTTGTATTCTGCCAGTGTTATTTCTCCCGCTTCGCATCGTGCCCACACCTTAGGTTCAATCAGTTCCTCTAACTTTGTGTATTCGGCCTCAATTTTTGTTCGGGTATTAAAAGCACTATCCCAACGTGTGGGCTGTTTAAGGCGGTAAACGCCCCCACTGGTTACGGCGCGAATTTCCGCCAACCCCGATCCACGCAGCATATTGATATCGGCAGGGGAAAAGGTTGTGTCCTCTGGGTGGTTATGTGTTAGAATCCCGCCCCTCATCATCCCAACTTCTCGAGCGGTAAAGCGAACGGATCTCTCACCGCCCTTTTTAACGAGAAGCGTCGAACCGTCAGGCCCGTAGACAATAGCAGTTTCTTTTTTCCCGCGAATCAATCGGTTCTCATCCCGTGTTATTCCGCTATACTTCTCTTTTGCATTAATTATACCACCTGCCTTTTCTGCGTCAATATATTGCTTTTTCCATTGTGCGTAGGTCATGTTGGCCGGAACTTCTATCGAATTTCCATCCGCATCCCGTGCAAACCGGGTGCCGTCATATTCCACACCCTCAATCATTGGAATCTTGACACATCGGCAGTATGGGTGCATAGGCGGCGCGTTGATCCCGACTTTTAAATCCTTTAAAGCAAAATCCTTGCTATCGAGCGCCCCGCATTCCGGGCAGGTCGTCCCATCCAGTGTTGCGTCGAAGATATATCGCTCGATCCCATCCGCACGGTATGCGTCGGTGTGCGCCTGGTTCGCCATGAACGCAGATTCGGTATAAAGTAGCCGATATGCCTCGCTCCGTTTGACCGAGAACCGCTTTGCGAGTTCCTCCGCGTAGTCCTGTGGCGGTTTGCCGGTAATCAACATCTGGTTGATGAGCTGTTGAATCTGCGGTTTCAAATCCTCCGACTGCCGCCACAGGCGGGTGGAAAACATCAAGCCATCGAATGGATAATCCAGCAGTCGCTTGATCGTCTCGTCGGATATCTGCGCAAACTCCTGATGAAAGCCAGTGTAGCGGTCGATATCAAACAGCGTCCGGTGGTATTGGTCGGTGTAGATTTCTGCGCCTATGGTCGCAATCTGGCCCCGCTGGTCTATGTACAGCTTTTCAATCACCGCGTCCACTTGGCATTTTAGCGCCTGCAAGCGGGTGATCCGCGCTTTGACCGACAGGTTGTCCAACTCCAGGTTAAAGGTGCTCATGCTGTCAATTGCGAGCTTTCGGAAGGACTCCAGATCGTCTTTAAAGTCCCGCAACTCCGCCAGCGACAAGGCTTTCTGCGCATCTGCCAGCGACAGCTTATTGTTTCTTGCGTACCGTCCGTAGAATGCGTCAATCTGACTTTGCAAGTCGCGCCGCGCCCGCTCAAACGACCGCACAAGGGTTTTCTTTGCTGTGAAGATATCGGCCTCTGCGGTCAAATATCGGGCCTGTGTGCGTTCCTGCCAGTAGTCCCGCGACTTCATGCGTCATTGCCGTCCTTCGGCGGCAGGTCGGGTGTTTCAAATCGTCGCATATCCTCCTCCGCTTCGTCGGCTCGAAGCGAGAGCTCCTCCTCCCAATCTTCCACCAGCGGGTTTGCTTTGGCTATGTTCTGCCGCGAGGTTACTGCGGCGAGATTCGCAATGATTTGTGACAGCTCCAGATCATCTCGGATTTTGTTACGCTGCCACGTCTGCGTAATTGGAGTTTCTGTGTTTTCCCCCAAATATTTTAGGATCATCCGAACCAACTTACCGAACCCAAGGCGGAATTCTGTTTCTTTTAGCCCTGCTTTCAGCTCTAGGAATCCATATAGGTGATCAATTACAACGCCCTTTGCCTGTCCAAGTTTGTCCGGGTTAATGTCAACGCCCTGCCCCAGTCGATAGATATTCTTTTCAACGATCTCTGCCAGCTTGTTGCGGGCTTCCACCGGGATTTCAATGGACAAAGTAGACATTCCGGCCCTTTGATCCGGTCGGTTCTGCATATCGACCACTTTATATTTTCTGAGCTGCCCCAGAAATTCATCCAGATCCGTTCCGCCGTAGCCTTCGAGCAAAAAGATAACCTGTTGAATATCCTCGATATCGTTGATATAGCCAGAAAGCACCTTGTCGTAAACGTCGATTAGCTTTTTGACGTTTTTTAGATCGTTCTGCCGCTTATTGTTGTTGGCAAATTCGACGAACGGTACAACGCCCCAATCATGGGGCATGATTTCAGATGCTTGATGCGCCTGTGTGTCGACATCTAAGGCCGAAAACATCTGGTAAGCTTCCAGCGCATTAATATCTCCGCCATAGCAACGATATGCCGATGCGTCCTTGTCTGTCCAATATTCGTAAACACACCACACCTTGCCTTGATCGTCTGTTTGCAGGTACTTGCGCAACACTGCGATCAATTCGTGGTCGATGGAACCCGAATAGAGCGGGATCACTTCGCGCCCATCAATTATCGCATATCGGAATCGGTTCTCGCTGTCCTTCCAAACGTGCAGCCATGCAGTCTTATGGTTACTGGCATCAATAGAAAGATCCTTGCAGATCTTCTGATACTTATCCCCCAAAATCTCCATAATTTTTTTATTTAGCGGCTTATTTCCCGTATCAAAGGTCGGAGGATAGGTGAACATATATGCCGCAGTTTGATCGACGAGTATTTGATAAAAGTTGTGCGATACTCGGTTATCCGCTGTACGCAGAGGGCTTTTGCTGTCAGAAGATTCCTCCAACCTACTTCTCTCTATGTCGTTGTTGGTATCATAGTAAAGATCCGCAATGTTTGCATCGGAGATATAAGCCGAATGACCGCCTACCTTATCCTTTATCAGCTTTTTAATGACTTCTAATTCCAAGCTATCCCTCCTTCGGCTTTAGTACGCGGATTCCCGGTTGAGACATTACAATCGTGTGGACGAAATACCTAATGTCGTCCATTGCGTGGTCATGATCTTTAACCGGCTTATCGCAGACGGCCTTGTCATCCCATACATAGACAGAAAATTCCGCGAATGAATTTGCACAGCAGTCGTTAAATTTTATCTTTTCAAGTGACAGGCAAGTTCCGACATCCCGTATTCCGTCGATTACATCATTATTTGCCGGTTGAACCCTGAAACGTCTGTGTCTTCGTATGCACTCGATGAAGCTCGCGGCAGAAGGGTCAACGATAACCTTGCGTATCGGAAGCCCGCCCGCCAGCTGTTCAAGGTCTGAATAGTGTTCCTCGTCGGTCTTTTGCCCATTTGTCCGGCCATCCCAATAGCGTTCACGGATTCTATACCATATGCCTTCATATTCGCCCCACAAACCCATGCTTGTTGGGTTTGCGGTTCCATAGTCGCAAGATATGTAATATTGTTTATATGGCCTATCCTCCGCCTTGACGACATGCTTTTTCGGGTCAAACATCGGATAAATCAAGCCTTCCGCTACTACCCAAAGCCCCTTGATGAATCGATCGTTGAAAACTCCAGTGTATTCCTTTTTGAGCTGTTCTACATACTCAGGGTCAAGATATGGATTGTCGTCTATCAGAAATTGCATTACCAGCATGTCAAGCTCATCCTGCCGGTCGATATACTTGACTTTGATCCAATGAAACGGCGTGTCCGGGTTTGTTGTCCCAAAAAGTTTTGCTCCTGGGTCAGATAATCGGGATAGCAGCATAGAGAAGAAATCCTCGGTGAATAGTGTCAACTCGTCGCAGTAGGCACCGGCCAAGGTCATGCCCCGAATCTTGCTCTCCGCCCGAGCGTCGTTTACGCCCTCGAGATAAACCGTTCTGCCAAATAGCGTTGCCTGTTTTGCTGACAAGGAATATGTAAAGTGTTCACGGCCCGCCAGTGTTTCTAGAAGGTCGAGACAGTTTCGTTTTAAACTGGTCAGGGTCTTTGCTACCATCAAGTAGGAACCGTCTCGCGGCATGGACAGAATCCAGAATGCCCACAGCACCAGAGATATCCAAGTCTTGCCTGAGCGAACGGAACCATGCAGGATATTGATGCGCCGAAGCTGTCCCTGCTTGAACATCCGAAGCAGCTCGGCCTGCTTATCACTATACCTCATCCATCATTCCCCTTATGAGATCTTCCCATGCGCCCGCGTCTTTATCGGAAGCATTGGGCCGATCGCGCCACTGCTCAGGTTTGCGATTCTTCAGCCAGAAGATTTGAGCGGTCGTATCGGGCACTACCTGCTTTATCGTCTGCGATACTTTTTTGCGACCGCTTTCGTCTATTTCTATTTTCTGCTCTGTATATTCGTATCCAAGCGCCCGTTTCAGGAGGGCGTTTTCCACTTGTCGGTCAACAATTTCCTTGCCCCTTTTTAGGGTGTCCGAAATGACCGAGTGTGACTTTTTCCATTCTCCCAATGTAGAGCGAGAAATCCCGATATTTATTGCGATCTGTTCATCGGTCAACCCGTCCCGCGCCCAACCTTCAAGTTTTGTCAAACCTTCTGGCGTTAGCCACTCTTGATATTTACCATTCGCCACATCACCACCACGCTTATATTTTTTTGGCTTTCTTTATCTCCCGGCACACCGCCTCATACTGTGCATTAAGATCCCTCAACTCCGCTTTTGCCTCCCTGCGCTTCTTCCCGGTCTTGTGGATTAAGCGCTCATTGATCTCTATGCGCTCGCGTAAGATACGCACCCGCTCTTGTTCCAGTGTTTCCAGGTCGATGATAGCCACCGCCCTTATTCAGACGTTGCCTCATAAGTCAATTCGAAAACGTCCGGTTTGCATGGATAGAATTCACCTTTGACCCCTCGAATAATATAATCTCCTACAGATGCAAACATAGTGCCTTCAAGGGTATCAATCACAAGCCTGGGGTTATCCTTGTCTGCATAGTTAACCCTTACTGGGTCTAATCCCAAAACAGACAGTTCAGTCTGTGTATTGCTATCATCATAAAAACGAATGGCATCAATCTCGACCGGTTTTTTCTTGTATTTCATAAACAATAACCTCTCTTTTTCGGCCGCCCCTAAACTGGCTTTCTATGCGGGTTTGATGATAATTTGTTCTTGTTTTTCGGTCACTTTTTGGTAAGGTGGCATACTTTACCCGGTATGCCAGCGGGTGAAAGGAGGCTGCAAATGTATGCGGGTGGAGCGGGGCCGTAGGTACGAGCTACGGCACAACACAAACGCTACCGCGCTCATTTGTGCTGCTGGGCTACTGTTCCCCGCGTGTTGCCGTCTTTCCGGCTGTTACCGTCCTTAATATCCCGTCCGGTCGCGGTTTGGCCGCAGGCTTCGCAAGTTTCTGCAACACGTTCACTGTACCGCATCCGGTTCATGCACCCTTTGCGGCATATCAACACTTTGTCTTTCCGTCAATGCTCGCCTGGATCTGCGACAAACTGTATAACAGGCTCTGTTCCGAGCGATAAAGCCCTTTAATGCGCTTTTCCAGTTCGTCGCGTTCTTTCCCACATAAGCCTTTCAAGCCCGTTTGCAAAGTCTCCCGGCGCTTCCTGATGGGCTCTAATTGGTTGAGATATTCGATTTTCAGTTCTTCGAGATTTTTCATAAGTAAAATAAAAAAGTGGACTACAAGCATTTCTGCTCATAGCCCACTCTGGCTGTTACTCCCGAGACTCTACGGGAGCCGATATTTTTCTTTCTGATATTTTCTCAAACACAACGACTTCATGTTTGAGCCTTTTGACCTCCGCCACATTGCCCCGCAAGACAATATTCTCAATTTCTTGCACAAGGTCGCCGGTCAATAGTTTCTTTTTATCTACTACTTTCATTATAGCATATATCCCTCTAAATTGCAAGTTACATCTTTGTTGGTACTAATGGCCGCTTGCTGTATGCTGCCCCACTCCTGTATAAACCACTCTCTCCAATCGGCACAACTCCTCAACTCGTACTCTCTGTTGTGATAAATGGGGCATATTCTCTTTTTACAGGTATCGCATGGGTAAATCACGGCTTGTCCTCGTCTGTTTTCCGGCGGCTGAATAATCCTCCGAGCAACAACTCCGCGATCATCCTGCCGACCGTAAAAGCAAAACCAACGAGGATAAAACAGGAGAGGGCAAAGAGCACATCGGATGTTGCATTAATCATGGGTAGCCTCCTTAACTAGTCGATTGTTTCGATTCCAACGGGGAGCCACATTTTGGGGTTAAAGTTAAGAGTATATTTGTAACGGTCTACACCTCCGGTTGTGATATCTTCGACTACATAAGTAACGTTATCACTAAGGCCGATAAAGTGTTTCTTGTATTCGCCGTTCTCGTCCTCTACAACAATTTCCAACTGGTTGTCAGCGGCATCCGCTGTAATAGACAATTTACCGGTCATCTGGAAAAGAACGTCCCCTTGTAGACAGTTGATAACCGTAACCTGACGAATATCGTTGAAATTATCCGCTTGTTGGGATAGATTATATGAAACCCTTTCCGCTTCGGTTCCGCATCCCACAAGAATAATCATAACTAATGCGAGTAAAACGATAAGAACTCTTTTCATCATTTGTCCTCCTTTTGCGATTTCGGTATATAAATTCTGTTTTCGTGTTTGCGTTCCACCTTGCGCACATCTCCAAGGAGCCGCTCCAAGGCCTTTATTTCAGGTTGATTATTTCTGACATATTGCTCTATAGGCGCTAGTTCTTCCGCCGCGTCTTTGGCTTCCCTGCGCTTCTGGCGGGCTTCCCGGAGCCTTATGGCGGCTTTTGCGGTATCCCGATAATTGAGGTTGTCCAGCTCTAATGAGTGTAGGATGTCTTGGGTAATTTTCTCCTGTTCCTCCTGTTCTGCTCGCCGGATGTGATAAATCTGAGCGCTGTCCCGGAGAAAGGATAGAAACTCCTCAATCGTCTTGCTGGTATACATCGGTTCCAGTCTCCTTTTCCTTCAGCGCGGCCATTCTGTCAACCGCTTCGTCGATCCGGTATGGGGTACTGCCGCAGATATCTATTAGAGGTGTTGACCATTTGCTTTTGTCAATATAAACTACGGCGTATCGGCCATTATACGCTCGCGCTTTCGCGCTGTTTTTAAATTTGCCATTTTCGAGTGTTTGCTCTATCATAGCGATTATTGGCAACTCTACCAACCGCCCGTCGTCATGGGCCTTTTTCAGCGCGGCGAATTCTTCCACTGTGCCGATGTCCTCGTAGTAGGCCAGTTTTTTAGTTGCCTTCATCCCCCAGCAGGACATACAGTTTTCGTGATTACAATATTCAACCTCACACATGGGATTCTTGCTGATAGTTAGTCGTTCCAGAAGTCATTCCTCCTTTGGTTTCTCGCGGTAGGTTCGCCATGTTCCGCCGTAGCCGTTCCGTGCGTCATACCATGCACCCAAATTGTCCCAAAGGCGGACGGCGTTTATTTGATCGTCCCATTTTACAAGGCGATAACCCTTCCAATTTGGTTTTTTATCAAATTCAGCCCACACAGGTTCCCCGTCCATCTGCCGCAGTTCCTCCAGCGTCAGCGGCTCCGGATTCTCGCGGTCGGCTTTCTCGCGCAGGGCTTCGAGTGCCATATCAAAAACCATCCTTGCGCCGGGCATTGTACTGCCGCTCTTTCGATTTTCGAACCACTTGATTGCTTCATTGGTTGTCATGTTTCTCATCTTCCTTTCCCTCCCACATTTTACAACCGCAGTTGGGACAGTAATTTAGCGCTTCACCCGCGTCAAAATAAGCGTGACAATTCGAACATCTTAATACATCTATCAGCATCCCTTCCCGTCCGGAAAATGGGTTTCCACACTCTACCTGATAAGGTTCCCACTGACCATGCACTACCGGCGCGACATCGGCGGCAGGAGCCTCTAAAATACACTCTAAAATTTGCGCAGCCCGGTGATTTCCGTCAATCTCATGGCGCTGCCCTATTGCGCCAAACAGCGCTTCCCGCTCTATGTATTCAGCCATTGGTGCTCCTCCTGTTCCAAAGTTTACGTAATGCTTTCAAGCAAGCGTTATCGTGCTCTTGTATATCCGAATCTCCCCACGGAATATCAGCATCTATTCTCGCCCCGCAATTCCAACATTTGATGTAACATTCAGAACTTATTTCATATGCACACGCTCTAATATCGTCTGAGCCGCAGAACGGGCAGGGTTTTAAATCTTTCATCAGTGCTCCTCCCTTGGTGGTTCGAGCTTCATAAAGCATCCCCAAAATGTTTGGGACTTCTTGCCGCTGTGATGGCCAAATAGCGGTTTCTGACCAATTGCTTTCCAGACTTTTTCTGCTGCGATGTCGTATTCTGACCACTTAAAGATCAACACCCCATCTGGTTTCAGCACCCGCATACATTCGGCAAATCCATCATGTAGCATCTGCGGCCAGTTATCATCCAGCTTCCCGTATTTTTTAACCAGCCACGCGGTTTCTTTGGCCCCCGTGAGGTGGGGCGGATCAAAAACGGCCAGGGCGAACGAATTGTCCGGGAAAGGGAGCGCCGTAAAATCACATAGGATATCCGGGTGGATATTCAAGACGCAATTCCCAGCGTTTTTCCAAAGATTGCGATATTCCTCCCGGCGCTTATCGCAATAGATAGCAGCTGGATGGTGCTTGTCGAACCACATCGTGCGAGATCCACATGTCACATCGAGTATCTTTTTATCCATCCTTATCCGCCTCCCGTAATATCTCTCTCAGGTCTACGCACTCGCCGAAGTTTATCCACAACAGCAAATTTTCATCGATAGTGTAATAACAATTATCTTCACTGAACCATGCTCCGAGCGCGTGTAATTCTGGTTTTCTCTCGAACGCATACAGATATCCATCTTTATCACGCGCAACCCACGGTGTGCCCTCCGCTACTCTCCCGCGCATGATTGCGATATCCTGATCGGTGTAGCGTGGGCGGCGGATGATTTTTACCTTACCTTGAATGAGTTGACAAAGATAGACTCCGCTCATTGTGTTTCTGACTGACGTGTATACAACCCCGCTTTCGTCCACATAGGCGTTTTCAAAAATACAACTTTCCTCTGATCTAACCTCAAATTTTTCGTCTATTTCCAGCGGCGTTTCCTCCCCGCCGAGTATGTAACAAATGCGTGGTAATTCTTTTTTCATGATTCGACCTCCTATTTATTTGCCTCAAAAAACGCCTTTGCGAATCCAGGCGGTGTGATCGCCCGCAGCGCCGCCCGCTTGTCCGGCTGCCGCGCTATATAGTCCTTCGCCCATTCCGGGCATTGTGGTGCCGCCCATGCGAATTGATTTTTCTTTCCGCTTCGGTATTGTTTTGCAAAATATGGGTCATCAGGCCGCTCAAACACCTTCTGCCGGGGAAGCCGATACTGTCCCCACAGATCCGTGCGTTTAATTCCCAAGTCGCCGAACCACCATTGGTAAAACGTGTACGGCGGCACCCCCAAGAATCTTCGCAGCAGACCGACCGGGTTTTCCAACGCCCAGAATTGCAGCTTCTCGGCTTGCTGATACCCCCAGATGATGCGCAGACATGCTTCGACAATCTCCATGCCCGCCGCCAAATCCCGCTTGCGGTGGCTGCCGTTTTTAGCGAGGCTGAATTCAGTGCATGGCGGCGCGGCCAGTATCCCATACACGCCCTCCGGTGGCTCATATGTACGCACATCGTATTCCGGCAGGGTGATCAGTCTCACATCGTATCCCGCCTCTTTGTATGGGCGGCTCCAGCTCCCCGTTCCGCCGCATAAGTCCAGTATGATCTTTTCTTTGTTTTCCATGTTTGCCTCCTTCTTTGGAGGCGTGCGCACGCCCTCTCCCCGGTTAGCTACGCCGGAAGGTTTGGTTTCGGTTTATGGCGTTTCATCTTTCGCCCATCCTTTGCGCATGTCGTATTCGTACAAAGTCTCATAGACTTTGCGCTTTGCCGCAATCGTGGAGGATATTTCGCTTTCCTTCACTTTTTTTATCAGCATAGGGATGGTATATCCCTGATAAAACATTTTCACGATTTCATCTGCTCGGAGAATTACCGGTGTTCTTTCGTATTTCTTGGTTCTTGCCATGTCTTATCTCCTTTCTTGCGGCATGACCTCAATCTCTGTTCGCGGGCGCTCTTTATCATATCCGCCGCGCAGAATAAGCTCGATGTGCCCGAAACTGTCGTCCTCTATGATTCCCGCCGCTGTCAACCCGTCTAAGATCATCTTGCCGGAATAGTTATCCGGGTCGCGCCGTCCTCTGGTCGGGAAGAAATAGGTCAGCTTCACAACCGCGCGGGAAATTGGCTTTTCCGGGCGCGGGATACACGTCCAGTAAATCAGTTCGGCCCATTCTTTTTTGGCTTTCTGGTACTCCCGGAAGTTCGTTCGCCCTATGTACCGGTTATTGCTCGGCGGGATACGGTCTATGACGTACTTCATTCCGGCACTCCATGCAGCATCCGGTGCAGCTTATCCATGTCCAGCGACGATTCCCCGGTTTTGGCTGACGGGTTCTGCTTTGGCTGTGCAACCCCGTTCCGCTCCCACGTCCTGATGGATGCTTTCCAGTCCTTCATGGGGTTTTTACCAACATGCCATCCGTTGGACTCGTAATAGTCGAAGAACCTTTGCGCGTCCACGCTGTTTCTCCGCTCCTGACAATAGAGCCGGATTTCTTCAACCGTGGGTTTTTTAAACTTCGTGCGCGGCGCTTTAGCGCTTATCTGTTTTGTTTTGTCTTGTTTTGTTTTATTAATAGCGACACTTTGTGCGACAGGTTGTGCGACATATTGTGGGACACTTTGTGCGACAGGTTGTGCGACATTTTCATAGCACATTTTGTCGCACAGGGAATGCAGCGTATAAATCGCAGACTGATTCCCGCGCCGGGATTTCCAACTGATTATCCCGTCCTGCGCAAGCCTGTTTCGAGCACGTTCTATCGCTTTGGCATTCAGCCCCGTCTTGACTTCGAGCACCGATACCGCTACCGCAAACTCTTGCTGCCAACCCGTTTTATTCGCTATGTGCATCAATGCGTGCCATACGGCGATGGCGGGTGAGGGCAGCGGATTTGTTTCGAGCAGATCATAAAATGCTTTTATCTCGGTCATGTAGTTCATGGGGCCACCGCCTTAAAACGGAAAGTCGTCAGAATCACCCGCTGCCATTTCGGAGAAATCACCATCTGCATTCACATTGCCTTGTTCCGGTTCCTCATAGCGGATATCAATGCCGGGCTTTTCGCCGCTGCCCTTCGGCTCCCCGAACTGGACATTGTCGGCCACGACTTCAACCGCCGTGCGCTTGTTTCCGTTTCTGTCCTCATACTTTCGCGTCTGGATCGAACCCTCGACAATCATCATTTTGCCTTTGGCGAAGTATTTTGAGACGAACTCCGCGTTCTGCCGCCACGCAACGATGTCAATGAAATCGGCCTGTTTTTCTTTGCCTGAGTAGGCGCGGTCAACCGCTATACGGAAGGCGCACACCGAAACGCCGTTCGGCGTTTGACGCAGCTCTGGGTCGGCCACAAGGCGGCCCATAAGGATTGCTTTATTTAACATAGTCCCACTTCCTGTATATCAATTTTTCTTCGTTCCATTCCGGGTACTGTTCCATCAGATATTGACGGATTCGCGCTTGCAATGGCTTTCTCTGCCCGCTCTGGTCGTATCTGGTATGACATTTCAAACAGAGCGTGACGACATTCTCAGGCACTCCCAGCCCGCCATGCGAGCGCGGGATGAAATGCGCATTCGGGGCCGCGTGCGGGTTGCCGCACAAAATGCAGCAGCCCCCGTCACGCTCCCAAACAATGGCTTTGACCTTTGGCGGGATATCACATGCTTTAGACATCCTGCTCATTGGTTCCACTCCCGTTTCATCCGGGCCAGTTCGTCCGGCGTCGCCGTTTCAATGTCCAGATCCTTGCATTCTTGTACAATCCCATCCAGAAATCGGGACATCTGAGCGGTATCATATCTGCTTGACCCTTCATAGCATTGACACTGCATCCCCGGTTTTCCGTTGACCGTCACCGGCCCCAATTCCCGGATCTTCCGATAATCGCGGCGCAAAATCTCCACTGCTTTTGGTGGAACGATCGCGTGCAAAAATACACCATATCGCTCGATCATTTCCAGATACAGTGAATCCTTGTCGCTTCCAACTGCCTGAGCCAAACTTTCCAACAGCACCCAGCAGTAAGCGTTGGCATCCAGCGAACGCCGTTGACGAAACATTTTCAGTTCCGCAATGTGTAGGCGATCCTTCATATTGAAGAGGAAGCGCCGTGCGGCTCCAAGACTCTCCTTCTCCAGCTTCAAACAAAGCCAGTACCCGTCTATGTACTCGATCTTTGCCGACCGAAATTTAACCTCTGTCATCCTTAAACCTCTTCTGACATTCCATGCAGAGCGGACGCTTATAGGCCTTTACCGAGAAGTCGTGCACGGATACCGAAATCTTTGAGCCGCACTCCGCGCATTTCAGAAAATCATCTTCCGGGGCGTTGCGGGGCTTTGGAGTAATGCTTTCGGGGGTTTCCGCGTCCGGGTCGCGCATTTCATCCGTTGGGATGCAGAACGCTTCAAAACATGCGTATTTGAACGCCGCCGACATGGCTTTATTGCTCGCCTTGTCCCCGCTGTCCATCCCTTCCCCGATAACCACCGCCGACACATTCGAGCCGTCCTCCGCATAGAATGTGAACTTCACTTTTAGGATTGAGTAAATCAGGCTTCCGCCGCTTTTGGTCTGCCGTTCCTCCCGCGTCTGTTCGAGCACTTCCGGGACAACGAAAATCTTGTGCTCAATTAAGACTGGCTGTAGTGCGTTGTAAACCGCGTCGATCCCGCGATACATGAAGCCCTGTTGACTATTGCGGTCGTTCTTTCCAATCGCTCCGACGCTGTTCATGGCCGCGCACATCGCGGCATAAATTTTGCCTTCCATTAAGCATGCTCCTTTACAAAATCGATCCAGTCATCCGACTGTGTGACAAAGGCTTTTTCCCATTCCTTCAATGCTTCGCCGCCGACCGACGCGGATTCCAAAAGGTATATCCCCTGCAAGACCCGCAGCCGGTCAGCGCGTTCGAGATTGTGAAACCACCAGTTCAGATAAAGGTCGTCGCTGTCAAGCGGGATGTTCTCGCTTTCTATGTAGTGTTTCGCATTTTCGTTCAGGTAGAGCTGTCCATACTCCGGGTAAAGGCCGTCGCAGTAGTCGGCTATGCAGTCCCGGCAGACGGTAGCCTTGCCGATCTCGACCGTTTCATATTCCGGCACATCTTCCCCGCAGCGGGCGCATTTCGTCATTTTCGGTTCCCGCAATTGTACATCGTACCTGTCCGCGCCGATCAGCATTCCGTTTTCCTGCACTTGACTTCGCCCGCCTTTCGTGTTACCTTGTAATTGCAATAGTTTTCTATGCCGCTCTGTTGAGGTGCCAGCCTCGCAGGGCGTTTCTTTTTTATCCACGGTATCAGGCTCTCCATAATCGCCGCGCTGACTGCCAGATACAGACACCACGCCGCGAAAAGCATCATCCAAAACAATCCGTCCGCCGTCATGCTTGTCCCCTCCTTTTCTGCCGCCGCTCCCGGTTTTTACGAATCACTTCTTCCCGGTGTGCCGCGTAATATTTGCGATGGTATTCCGTCCGATCCTCCCAATGCCTTTTCCGGGATTGCCGATCCCGCTCGCTCTGTATCCTGCGTTCGTTTTCTTCACAAGGTAGCGCATCTGCCGGATATGGACAGGTCAGACAGGAGTATTCATTCTTGTAATGGTCGCAGAGCTTCATGTGAGATCAACTCCTTGTCCATCAGGTCAGCACAGCGTTTCAGGTATTGCGCCTGTGTAACTTCCAAAGCCTTGCATTGCTCCTGAATCCGGTTTGCAAGCCCCTCTGTGAGCCGCACGGAGAATTTTAATATCCCTGTCCCCTTCCCGCTTCTGCGCGTCTCGCGGGGCTTTACGGGGTCGATAAGGTCATAGTCCCAATCTTCACGGTCATAGAGCGTTCCGACGTTGCAGCAGTGATATTCGCATAGATCCTTCATCTGCTCCGGCGTGGGGTTCGCTTTGCCGGTTTCGTATCGGGAGTAGTCCGGGACGCGAATTTTCAGGGTGCGGGCAAGTTCTCTTTGTGGGCGCTGTCCGCGTAGTTTTTTTAGGTAGTTCACTTTCACCATCCTTTTTCTTTTGGGGTGCTTGTCCGTTAGGATAATTCACGGGCGAGCGTCGCCTTTGTGACCCCGATTCCTTTTTTAAACAGGCTGCCCAGATATCGCTTGACGGTTTTTTCGTCCCTGCCTAAAAACCTTGCAACTTCTTTTAGTTTGAGGCATTCACGATCCGGGAACGCTTCGTTCAGGCGTTCGAGGTTGTCTCGGTATGCTGGTTTTTCGAGTGGCATGTAATTAACTCCTTTCTGCCCTGACAGGTGGCTTAGTCTCTTATGTTCATGGCCACCAGAAGCGTAGCTGTTCCCCACATCGACATTAAAAGGACTTGTTGGTTACTCATTGGTAAGTCAAAAATCCAAATCACGCAGGCGAGTGTCCCCCAAAATATCGATAGGAATTTTCTAAACTTCATTGGTTGCACCCGATGGCCGTCATGTTTTTTTCGAGCCGATCTACTATTCTCTTGTTTTCCTCAAGCAGATCGGCGAGCTCGTCCAGCCCGTCGATTTTAAAAGATACATTACAGTTCATTTACCTTCTCCTTTCTGCCCCTGATGGGCGGCCTTTCTGTTGCTTGTCCTCCTATTCCGTGGTAATATTTACCTGAAAGGAGGTGATCTCAATGATTATAAAGGTGGATAGTTTCCGGGATTTTGCGGTCTTCTTGTCCAATTGTACAAGTAATGGTGTAACAGATATTCGCGTCTGCATATCACATGCCCCTTATTGGGGAGCTCGCGTTTTAGGCAGCGAACGGCCTGCAACCAACACATCTTTTGCTTACGTTCTTTTTGCGCCAATGTTTACCGTTGTCTATTCGTCTCAGTGCCCAAACGCTGAATATGAGGAAGTGGAAAAGAAACTCTACAAGCTCAGAGAACAAGATGATCTTTTCAGAGTTATGGAGTTTGAAAAGATCGAACCGGTTTTAAAGGAAAACTACATCCTGATATCTGGGCTAAAGAATACCTTCTAACTCACCTAAAAGATCGACCTTAAGTCGGTATGCTTGCAGCAGTTGAGGCAATATCTCAGCTGCTGCTTTCCTGCCTTCTATATTGCTTACAGATCGGAACTCCGCTTCAATTGCTTCGGTAAGCCGGTTAACATTCGCAAATGTGTCTAAAAGCATTGCCTTTCGTGTTTCATCCATCGTATTTTCTCCTTTCTGCCGCCCTAAAGGGCGGCTATTATTCTTGATTGTCCTAAATGTCCGCGCATGATAGAATGTCACTAAAGGGTGTGATGAATTGGATAAAACAAGCAAGCGGGTTCTCCGCTTTTTGGAAAACCAAGAGAATAAGTTTTGGCATTTTGGGAATGGAATTCCCGATGAGTTTGAAGAACAGACATTTATTCTTGCAATAAAATTTCTTGAGAGCAGAGAATACGTAGAAATCGAGCGCACGGATCTGGGCGCACCTAGAGTTGTTCGACTTTCCCACTTTGGGGTAAACCGAAAAAGATATAAGATCGAGGATTTTTTACGATATGTGCGTGATAAATGGATTGATTTTCTGGCGCTGATTATCGCAATTTCCGCGTTCATCCAATCCTGTATCGCGCTATACTGGAAACAATGAGCGCCAAAAGTGAAAACCACAAAGTCAACTTTTGAAATATATTCGCCTTTTTCCATGTCTCTCTACAGCCTGAAAAAAATTCTTTTCGTGTCATGTTTCACCTACTTCTTAGCCGCCCTTCGGGGTGGTTTCTTTTTAAGTGTCTTTTAAGACACTTTTTCGTTAAAAAAAACAGACATCGGATCATCAATGTCCAAACATTCTATAATCAGCTGAATTTCTTTTCTGGTAAAATCGCTTGATCCAGACATCTTTCTTGCGAATGCGGATTTACTAATTCCAATCGCCCCGCACAAATCTTTAGTTTTTATACCCTTCAAAGCCATTTGCGCCCTCAGAGCATTTGAGTTCATGTAACCACCTCCATTCTACGTGTCGTTTAGGACACTTTCATTATATCTATCTGTAAAACTGCTGTCAAGTCTTTTTCGACACTTTTTGAATTATTTTTTCAAAAATTGTTGCATAAAAGACACTGGAATGCTATAATCCGATACAAGGAGTGGTAAAGATGGGAATCAACAAAAAATTAAAAGATAGGCGATTGGAACTGGGGTTAACGCTTGAAGATGTTGGGAAAATTGTAGGAGTTGGGAAAAGTACCGTCAGAAAATGGGAAACTGGAGATATCGAAAATATGCGGCGAGACAAAATTGCGTTATTGGCAAAAGCATTACAGGTTTCGCCATCGTTTATTATGGAATGGAACGATGAAAAGCCCACCACCGTTTCCGATGATGGGCTTTGGAATTCGTTAAGTACTGACCCTACAAAGCTAATGCTTGCTCGCTGGATCGCTGGACTGGATCAGGTTCAACTTGAAAGGGTGCTAAAACTCCTAGATGCTGCTCTTCTTTCACCGAAAGAATAAAAAAGTCCAACTGTTTTTCTGTCAGCAAGACTAGCTTTGTAAAAGCCAATTCTCGTTGTTGTTCAACACCGTCGCATGTTCCTGCCTCTTTTCCGGGACGCTGCCCGTCCGCCTCGTCGACCCTACCATTATAGCACTTTCCATTATTTGATTTCATTGGTAAATTTTGCATGGCATCCTCCTGACCGGGGCTGATTTGTGGAGATAGAACATACGTTCTGTGTTTTAAAGTTTAACAGACTGAACTCACAACTTCAAGTGGTAAAATATATAAATTAACAACTATAAGTTGTTATTAATGCATATTGACACAAACTGTAGTGCATAACCTGATTTAGCTACCCGCAACATGATGTAGGGTAATTGTCGTGCTCCATACGGATCGCGTGGATAGAAATGGAGGAGTATCTAACCATGAAGTGCAAAAAATGCCGTAAGCAGATCCCGGACGACTCCAAATTCTGCAACTATTGCGGCGCACCGCAGAAAAAAGACAAGATGTATCGCCGCCCGGATGGGCTATATGAAAAAGTGCTCACCATAGACGGCAAACGCGTCCCCTTTCGCGCCAAAACCGAAAAAGAGGTCAACCGTAAGATCGCAGAATTCCAGGGCATAAAGGAACGCGGCCCGCTATTCAAAGAGGTGGCCGAAGAATGGAAGGAGGAGCACTTTAAAAAACTTGAATATAACACACAAGTAGGATATGAAAAGCCGCTATCGCGGGCTATGGATGAATTTGGAGATAGGGAAATAAAATCCATCACTCCGGGAAGTGTTGAAAATTATGTGTCGAAGCTGTCCGCGAAATCCTTTGCCCTTAAAACAGTTCGGAATCATTTGCTGGTGTTGAATCTTATTTTTAAATACGCGGTCATCCAGGGGCATATCTCGTCGAACCCGGCGCAATATATTCGCGCTCCTAAAAATCTGCCAAGGACTATTCGGGAATTACCATCAGATGAGCAACTTGATCTTGTAAAGCAAAATTACAATCTTCCGGGCGGAATGATCCCGTATATGATACTTTATACCGGATGTCGCCGTGGCGAGCTTATAGCACTAAAGTATGAGGATATCGACTGGGATAACAAAAAAATCTATATCAAAAAATCTGCTTATCATGAGGGAAACAAGGCGAGCATCAAGGGAACAAAATCCGCTGCCGGAATGCGAGAGATCCCGCTGCTTGATGTGCTTGCCGAGAAACTGAAAAAAGGAAAGCCGAGCGATTTGATATTCCCCGGAAAAGATGGTATGATGTCTTTGTCAGAATTTCGGGGGGCGTGGAATCAGTACTGCAAAACCATTGGGGAATACGAAGAACACATATATACTGACCATGAGAGCCACTCGCACGCTAAGATCGTTCCGCGAATTACACCCCATCAGCTGCGGCACGGATACGCCACAATTTTGTTTGAGGCCGGGGTAAACGAGAAGGATGCACAGGAACTTTTGGGTCATACGTCCATACAAATGACCCGCGATGTGTACACCCATATTCGTAAACGAAGAAAAGAAGAAACGACACAAAAATTGAATGAATTCACAAAAAATGCACAGTAG